TATAATAGTAAATGCCTTTGCTTTTGTTCATGGTCTAAACCCTCCTTTCGTATAAAGCATAATGCATCAATCGTTCTGCGCTGTCGTGTGTACAGGGTAGCTTGTGAGACGCTAAGACCTCACAGAGTAAGCTAGAGTCTCTCTTGTCAATAGCCCACCAATATTCATTCTGCCATTCTAAGGCTTCATGTTGTTGTATTGTGTTCATGTGTTTATTCCTTTCTTCTGTAGTTTAATCATCGTGTTGATTAAGATTTCTTCTATGTCGTCATAGATTCTGGCGTCATTTTCAGACTGCCAGTTGACGCGGAGGTGTTCTGCCTTCTCACCTGCTACGTTTGCCAGCATTTCAAGCACCTCTTGAAAACTTGTGACGTCAACCAAGTCTTCTACTTGTTCCAAACGGTTGTTGTACTGTTGTACGTCGTTGTCTCTGAAATCTGCTATTGTTTTCATGTGTTAGCCCACTCCTCGTAAGTTTTTAAAGGTTTACCTGTGGTGGAGTCTAAACCGTTACCATCTCCAGCACAATGTACATAGATGTCATATTCGTTGCTATTTGTTCCTCTGGTCTGTGTTTGCCAGTTAGCGCGCACAGTTTGTATTATATGACCTTCGTGCTTTAATTCGCCCATGGTCTACTCTCCAACTAGGCTATCAATGAAATGTTGTGGCACTACACGTGCTACCCGCTGCCGTCTCTCTTTACCACCAAAGTACTTGCTAATGTGCTTTGATGTGGTGACGCTGTACTTTGTCTCTGATTCAAAGGCTCCGTGGTCGTCCCATCCTGCAACAGGCGTCGCGTAGCTAAAGAGTATTAATGCACTGTCTACTTTTAATTCTGTCATGTTGCTGGCTAATTGTCGTAGTTTCATCTTGTTTCTTCCTGTGTATGTGTGGTGGATTATACTTGTGTGGTCTGTGGTGTCAAATCATTTGTACTATAAACTTTACCTTTCGCAAACGTGGACGGTTCGCCATCGCCTACAAACTCTATTCTGGCGCGTGTTTCGAAATCGTACCCATTCCATTTCGAGTCTTTCCCCGTAATATGCACGTTGATAGCTAAACCGTCGTTATTGCTGCCTTCAGATACCCGATAATCGCAGCCATTCCAACCGTTGTCTTTATATGTGCAATCATCTGTCTTGACGAATGACCAGATAGGCCATGAATCGGGATATATTGCCGTTATACTTTCGGTCTTTAATTGGTTCATGTGCTTCTTCTCCTGTTGTTTTCGTGTAGCCTACATAAATAAGCGTATGCGGTTCTAACAATGTATTTATTGCGGTTTACCTGTGGCAGTTTAGCAGAGTCAAAGAACTCAAATACCGCTACCTGTGTCTGTTTATCAATTATCATGTAGCTGTTGTTGTTCACGTGTCTATACCTCGTTTAGAATTCATCCATCATACATCTGACTTCTTCTTGATAGTCCTGATAGCGGCAGTAGAAGTCTTCTTCTATTCTGCCTTGTTCTATTAGTGTGTCGATTTGTTTCTCTGTAGCGTAATACAGAGGCTCCCAATCACCGTTGTTTAACCTGCTTGCTATTTCTTTCATGTTCATCTTGTGTTCCAATTCTAAGTCTACTTCCCACGTAGGAGACACCTCAGGCAGAGTAGCGTCAGAGTCATTAAGTTTCCGTCTCTGGCTATCATCAGCCACATGTTGTGCTACTTCCTGACTAACAGCTGAACCGTACATACCCAGTGACAAACGTCCCTGTAGGACCTTGAAATCAGCGTCGTTGTACGTTGTAAGTTCTTCTATTATCTGTAGGCTTATTTTGTTCATCTTGTGTCGCTCCTTATGTGTATGTCGTTTCGTTGTGATGTGCCTATTGTATGACATTGTGCTAACACGTCAACACCTAATGTTGACTACTATAAGCTAACATAAGTTACTGTGATAGTACTTGTGTCTTGCTTGTGTAGTTGTTAGGTGGTGGCTATAGGGTCCCACTTCGGCCCACACATGTCTACATTTGTCAGCCTTTTTCTGTGTTTATCACATGTTGTCCCGTGTGTCAACACGAGGCCGGGCCGTGCAAGAATCGTGCCAACTTCTTTGGCTACCACATGTCAACCCGTGTGTCAACACGTGCAAGAATCATGCCAACTCTTGGGTCTACCACAGGCGCGGCCCTGTGTAAACACAAGTTTACCCCATGCAATTCCCGTGCCAACTCTGGCATGGTCAACTTGAATTCTGCTCATGTTGCCAAAGGGTCTTGAGTTTGACTCATGTTGCCAAAAGTGGCACACAAATTGCACCGGGGGAGGGGGTGTGAACCATAGATGTTATTGTAGTACCCACCCAAGTACAAAATAAGGGAAAATAGAAAAATACAAGTAAAACCCAAGTAAAAACTAAGGAAACTAGCCAATTATAAACACATGTAACCTCTTGTTTCTACAAGGGAAACTACTACCGCTACTACTAAGTGATAAATGGAGTGTATTAAGTGACACTTAAGCGCACATAAGTATGCTAAAGTGCTTGACTTAGCTGTATTCTTATGCTATACTGTAGTTGTACTTAAGGACATTTGTGTTATGACTGATGAAATAAAAAAGAGAGGCCGTGGTAGGCCCCGTAAGTCAGACATAGCGGCTGTAAAGCCAGGCAACAAAGGTAAAGTAGGTAGACCAAAGGGTGACGCTGCAATAATAAACGAGTATAAATCTCGTATGTTGGCTTCCCCTAAGTCACGAAAGGTGTTAGAGACTATCTTTGATGCTGCTTTAGACAACGACCATAAGAATCAGGCTTCTGCCTGGAAGTTAATCATGGATCGTGTGTTACCTGTGGGTGCTTTTGAGAAAGAAGTCATCAAAGACGCGGGTAGAAACTCTATACAGATAAATATATCTGGTGTTGGTGTTGTAGACGTAAGCGACAACAAAGTCATAGAAGGAGAAGTAGTGCATGAAACTTAAGTATTTTTCTATGTACGAGTTTGACTGCCAAGTTACCGAAGAAAACCGCATGGAAGAAGACTTCCTTAAGAAACTAGACCGTCTGCGTGAGGGCTGTGGGTTTCCTTTTGTTGTTACAAGTGGCTATAGGCACCCCGTAGAGCATCCTATTGAAGCTGCTAAGGAAGTCCCCGGCACTCACGCGCAAGGAATAGCAGCAGACATCCAGATCACCAACGCCAACGAAAGATATAAGTTTATTAGCGAAGCACTTAGTATGGGCTTTGCTGGTATAGGCATTGCTAAGGATTTTATACACGTAGACACGCGAGGTACTACTCCTGTTGTGTGGCTCTACTAATGCCACAGTCCAAAGACTACAAAAAAACACTCATGGCTCAGATGGATCTAAACTGGGACGGTGTGGAAGAGTTAGACGAAGACGAAGTTCCTTCTGAAGAGGAAAAAAAAGAAGGAGAAGAACCTGAGTAGCTATGTCTACTGAGCTAAACATTGAACTTCTACCGTGGCAACAATCTGTCTGGGATGACCCTACGCGGTTTAAGATTGTAGCGGCAGGTAGGCGCACAGGTAAGTCCAGGCTGGCTGCTTGGATGTTGATCCTGAACGCCTTACAAGCCGAAAGAGGACATGTATTCTATGTCGCTCCAACACAAGGTCAAGCTAGAGACATCATGTGGCAGACGTTGTTAGAACTGGGTAACCCTGTGATATCAGGGAGCCACATTAACAACCTGCAAATTAAGCTAGTTAACGGCGCTACTATCAGCCTCAAAGGTGCTGACAGACCGGAGACAATGCGTGGTGTTAGCTTGAAGTTCCTTGTGTTGGACGAGTACGCCGACATGAAGCCTGAGGTGTTTGAGCAGATCCTTAGACCAGCACTAGCTGACCAGAAGGGCTGTGCAATGTTCATCGGTACGCCAATGGGTCGTAACCACTTCTACGAGCTGTATAAGTACGGTGAGTTGGGGGAAGACGATACTTACAAAACGTGGCACTTCACGTCCTACGACAACCCGTTGTTAGACCCTGAAGAGATCAACGTAGCTAAGAAGTCCATGTCTTCTTATGCTTTCAGACAGGAGTTTATGGCTTCCTTTGAAGCCCGTGGCTCAGAGATGTTTAAAGAAGAGTGGGTTAAGTTTTCTGAGGAAGGTGCCGACGAAGGCGACTACTACATAGCTGTTGACTTAGCGGGGTTTGAAGAAGTTAATAAGAAGCGTAGTAAGAACTCTAAACTGGACGAGACGGCGATAGCCGTAGTTAAGGTTAACCCTAATGGTTGGTTTGTAGAAAACATTATCTACGGACGTTGGAGTCTAAACGAAACTGCCGATAAGATATTCCAAGCGGTGCGTGACTACCAACCACTAAGTGTGGGCATAGAGAAGGGTATCGCAAAGCAAGCAGTAATGTCTCCTCTACTGGACCTACAGAAGCGTTACGGGAAGTTCTTCAGAGTCGAGGAACTAACTCACGGTAACAAGAAGAAGACTGATAGAGTGATGTGGGCCTTACAGGGACGCTTTGAGAACGGCTTTGTAACTTTAAACAAAGGGGAGTGGAACTCTAGGTTCTTAGACCAACTGTTTCAGTTCCCAGACCCTCTAACGCACGACGACTTAATTGACGCCTTAGCTTATATTGACCAGTTGGCTAATGTAGCTTATGACTATGATTATGAACTTGATGAACATGAGATACTAGACGTAGTATCAGGATACTAAATATGAGCGAACTTTTTGAAACAGACCCTTTGTTAATAGAGGAATCTATTGAGGATTGGGTCATTACTAAATGTGACGATTGGCGTGACAACTATGAGTCTAACTACGCTGACCGCTTTGAGGAGTACTACAGACTATGGCGGGGCATCTGGGACCCTGCTGACTCTAGTAGGGCATCAGAACGCTCTAGGATTGTTTCTCCTGCGTTACAGCAAGCAGTAGAGTCTAACGTAGCAGAACTAGAAGAAGCTACCTTTGGACGTGGAAAGTGGTTTGACGTTAGTGACAACGTAGGAGACAAAGACAAACAAGACGTGATGTTTCTTAGGAACAAGTTAACTGAAGACTTTGAGTCCTGTCAGGTTCGTAAGGCAGTAGCAGAGTGTCTCATTAACGCTGCTGTGTTTGGCACAGGTGTCGGTGAACTGGTCATCGAAGAAATGAAAGAGATGACCCCGGCTACACAACCCATCATGGGAGGAGACTTACAAGCTGTTGGTGTAAACATCACAGAGAAAGTCAAGGTTAAACTTAAGCCTGTGTTGCCACAGAACTTCCTAATTGACCCTGTAGCTACAAGTGTTGAAGACGCTATGGGCGTTGCTATAGACGAGTTTGTGAGCCTGCATCACGTAGAGCTTTTGCAGGAACAGGGTATTTACCGCGACGTATTCGTAGGCACAGCAGCACCAGACACTGACTTAGAGCCTGACCAAGACCTTACGATGTACAACGACGACAAGGTCCGTATTACGAAGTACTTTGGTCTAGTTCCACGAGAGCTTCTAAAAGACGCCTCAGAAGACCCTGAGGACGACGAGGAGGAGAAGTTAGTAGAAGACGACGAAGACATTAAGTCTGAGTCAAAGTACGTTGAGGCGGTCGTAGTAGTCGCTAATGGTGGTGTCCTGTTGAAAGCAGAGGCTAACCCGTACATGATGCAGGATCGTCCTGTAGTGGCCTTTCCTTGGGACGTGGTTCCCAGCAGGTTCTGGGGTCGTGGCGTGTGTGAAAAAGGTTACAACTCACAGAAAGCTTTGGACGCAGAGTTAAGAGCTAGGATCGACGCTCTGAGCCTTACAGTGCATCCTATGTTGGCTGTTGACGCGACTAGAATGCCCAGAGGAGCTAAACCTGAGATTCGTCCTGGTAAAATGATCTTAACCAGCGGAGATCCTCGTGAAATCTTACAGCCGTTTAACTTCGGACAAGTTAGTCAAATTACCTTTGCCCAAGCGTCTGCGTTACAGCAAATGGTGCAACAGTCTACAGGAGCCGTTGACTCAGCAGGCATCGCTGGTTCTGTCAACGGTGAAGCGACTGCCGCTGGCATCTCTATGTCTCTTGGTGCTATTATTAAACGCCACAAGCGCACACTGATTAACTTCCAGCAGTCTTTCCTAATACCTTTTGTCAAGAAAGCTGCCTACCGCTACATGCAGTTTGACCCTGAGGGTTACCCGGTAGCTGACTACAAGTTTAACGCAAGCAGTTCTTTAGGCATCATGGCTAGGGAGTATGAAGTTACGCAGCTAGTACAGCTACTTCAGACCATGCAAAAGGATTCGCCGTTGTACAACACGCTGATTCAGTCTATCATAGATAATATGAACCTCTCTAATCGTGAGGAGCTTATAGCAGCTATGCAGAAGGCTATAGAGCCTAACCCAGAACAGGAACAGGCACAACAGCAGATGCAACAAGCCCAGCTCGCTTTCCAACAGTCACAAACTGCGGCTCTTACTGCACAGTCCCAAGAGTCTTCTGCAAGAGCAGTTAAGCTTGCTATAGAAGCTGATGCAATACCCAAAGAGCTAGAAATAGATCGTATTAACGCCGTCACTAGAAACTTAAGTGAAGGTGACTCTGATGATAAAGAGTTTGAACGACGTATGCGTGTAGCTGATACCCTTCTTAAACAACAAGAGATAATAGGTAAAAACAATGCTAACAGACAGAGAGTTCCTCGCCCTGCTCAACCAAGTCAACAACCATCTCCAGCCCAAATGGGACCGCCTAGACAAGCTGGAACACCAGATCAAGGAGTTATCTAATGCCAAAGAGCAAGGACCCAAAGTTGTCAAGAGCAGGAGTAAGCGCGTACAACAAGCCTAAACGCACTCCTAACCACAAAACTAAGAAGTTTGTAGTGGTGGCTAAACAAGGGGACCAAACTAAAACTATAAGGTTTGGCGACGCTAACATGACAATTAAGAAGGACCAACCGGCTAGACGTAAGTCTTTTAGGGCGCGTCACAAGTGTGACACAAGTCCACCCAGTAAACTCACAGCAAGATACTGGTCTTGCAAGAAGTGGTAGGAATAACCAATGAAAGGTGTTAAACACTACAAACGTAACGGTTCGTTACACACCGGAGGTTCTCACAAGATGGCTGACGGCACTTTGCACAGCGGCAAAACACACAGCAAAAACAGTGTGCCGTTGTTCGACTTTAAAGATTTATCTGCTACAGCAAAAAAGAAAGTTAAAAAATAAGGAGGTGATCCAGTGCCAAAAGTAGGAAAAACCAGTTACCCGTATACTGTTAAAGGTGTACAAAAAGCAAAGAACGCGGCTAAACGTAAACGTAAACCAACGCGTAAACCTGTTAAATGAAGTTATTTGTGTCTATAGCGTCTTATAATGACCCTTTGTTAAAACATACTATACATTCTTGCTACACAAACGCCAAACACAAAAAAAACTTAGTATTTGGTGTTTTTAATCAAAGCGAAGAAAATTTAGAAGTGAATAGTAACATAAATATAAGACAAAAAAAATGTAACCCTTTAGATTCTTTAGGTGTTTGTTGGGCGCGTTCTAAAATACAAACAGACTTGTTAGAAGACGAGGATTTGTTTTTACAAATAGATTCTCATACTATGTTTACGCAGGATTGGGACGAGTATTTAATAGCTGAGTATAACAAAGCTAAAAATTGGATAGACAAGCCTATTATAACAGGTTACCCTAGATCGTTTTACTCTATACCAACAGATAAAGCTTTTAATTTAGATAAAGAGTTTGTTTTTATACCTAAAGGAAACCCAAAAACTGATAATTTTACTGTTGTCATTACGGCTGAAAAACCTTTTAATAGCGGATTACATTGCTCGCCTAATTCCAAAACACTCGCTCCTAAACAATATAAAGGATTTCTTTTGTCTGCTGGTTTTCTTTTAACCGAAAGACAGTGGGTAGTTGATGTTCCTTATGATCCTCAAATATACTTTACAGGTGAAGAAAGTACATTAGCATTACGATCTTTTACGTTTGGCTATGATATCGTTCATGTTCCTAATGTTCCTGTGTGGCACGAGTATAACACAAAAGAGAACAAAATT